CAGATATCCATTTTTAGGCAACAACAGTATTATCAGAACAAATGGACAGACTATAAGTGCAGACATAACAATCAGTTCAACAACGAATGGATTATCAGCAGGACCTATAACACAGAACGCTACAGTTACTGTTAATGGTTATTGGAGTATCGTATGACAAGTCAATTAAATGTAGATACCATTGTAGATAAAGCAGGGTCAGGTGGCACGAATGTTAAGATAGGTAATACATCTACTTATGTGGCTGATGGTGGCAGTGCTACACAAAACGCAGTTCAAGGTATGCTTAAATGTTGGTCTACTGTTGAGATGGACAATAGTAATAATATACCTGACAGTTTTAATTCTTCAGGGATAACTGATAATGGAAGTGGCACACCTCAGTTTACTTTTATAAATAGTATGTCCACTGCTGCATCTTATGTATTTGCAGGGTCAGGAAATGATGGTACATTCATCAATGAACACGCAGCTTCAGGAGACGATAGGTCAACTCATATGTTGACAGGCTCACTTAAAACAAGAGCAAGAGGTCACGATGGAGGTGTAGCTGACGGACATCACATCATAATGGTTGCAGGAGATTTAGCATAATGGCAAGTGAACTTAAAGTAGATAAATTTACAGGTGTAACCACAGCAGATGCTATTAATGTTACAGATGGTAGCACAACTGCAAGTTTACAAAAAGGTCTAGGTAAAATCTTCATTAATTTTAATGGTGAAAGCACAGTAGCCACTAGAGACTCCATTAATGTAAGTAGTTTAGATGATGATGGCACAGGTGAATACGGAATAAATTATAGCAGTAACATGGATAACACTACATATTTTCCATCAGGTATGGGAGAGGAAGATGGTAAAATTACTATTGTTGCAGGTGCTTATAGTACTAATTTTGCCACTAATCTTTTAAACATTAAATGTAAAAGTGGGGGTAGCACAATAGATAGAGAAGTTATTTGTGTAACGATACACGGAGATTTAGCATAATGGCTAGTATATTAAGAGTAAACACAATAACAGATGCAAGTAGTAATAACTCTACTGCTGTATCTACAATTAACAAAGGTAGTGCTAAATGTGTCTATACATATTTACAAGCATCAGACACTTTAGAAAATTCTACTAATGTATCATCTATAACAGACCAAAGTGTGGGAGCTTTTCTTTGTGCTTATTCAAATGCTTTTTCATCTGATACAGCCAACTCTGTAGTATCTGCTTGTGATACAGGTGCAGGTGATAGATTTTCTACGTGTGTAACTAGGACTGCTTCTAATCATGGTGGTAGAGGTTTTATTGGAACAAGTGCAACCGATTTACAACACGGATTTGCAGTATTTGGAGACTTAGCATGAGTAAAGCAGCAGAATTAGCAAAGATGGGTGAAGTCCTAACCAACAGTCAGATTGGTGGGCGAAGAAATATTATTATTAATGGTGCAATGCAGTTGGCACAGAGAACAACCAGTTCTGCATCCATATTAGCAAGTACAGCAGTAATTCCTGCTTGTGATAGGTGGATGTTTGAAGTAAGTGGAAGCAATACATCAGGAAGATTAACTGTATCACAATCAACAGATACCCCTAATGGTTTTGGAAACTCACTAAAACTTGATGTTACTACAGCAGATACTTCTATTGCAGCAGACGAGTTTGTAAGTTTAGTGCAAAGAATAGAAGGACAAAATTTACAACAATTAAAAAAGGGAACTTCAGATGCAGAAACATCTACTTTATCTTTTTTTGCAAAAGGAACTGCAAAAAAATATTCATGTGGCTTCTACGATGTAGATAATAGCAGAAATGTCCATGCTCACTTTGATGTAACGACATCATGGCAGAGATTTATAATTAACTTTCCTGCTGATACTACAGGTGCTTTTGATAATGATAATGCTCAGTCTGCTTTTATTTTGTTTAACCTTCATGCAGGAACTAATTTTTCAAGTGGCACTCTTAATACTACATGGCAAGCAAATGATAACACAGATAGAGCAGCAGGTATAGATTCTTTATTATCAAGCACAGACAATGAGTTATACATAACTGGAGTGCAACTAGAAGTAGGCTCTACTGCCACACCATTTGAACATAGGTCATTTGGGGAAGAAGAATTACTGTGTCAAAGATATTATTATCAAAGTGCTGATGATGTAACAGCAGGTGTTTCACAGGGCAGTATGTGGTGTGGAGAAAATATAAATACAACAGAGTGTTTTGGGTCAGGTATGAACTTCCCTGTTACAATGAGAGCAACACCTACTGTAACAATATTTGATAATGCAGGTAATAGTGGTGCAGCTCATATGTTAGGAACAGGAGATGTATCTGGTGTATCTGTAGCAAATATTCATAGACAAGGTTTTAGTAAATTATCTAAAAGTAGTGGTTTAACAGATGAAAGACAGTTAGGAGCTCAATATACGGCAGACGCAGAATTGTAGAGGTAAGAATGATTATAGCTAATGTACAATATATAGAAGATTTAAAAGGTAACAAAGAAGGACTCAAGTGCACCATTGATAATGTGCCATGTTCAGTGCCACTAGACCCTGACAACAGACACTATGCAGAAATACTAAAACAGGTAAATGCAGGAACACTAACCATCAAGGATGCCGACTAAACATGGAAATAGATGCAATGTTATTTTGGAACATCATCTTAACTATGGTCGTTGTACCATTTGGTTGGGCATTCAACAAGATGTTTGGCGAAGTAAAGAGATTACAGATATTATTAAATAAGACACGAGAAGAGTATGCACGTAAAGATGATGTTAAAGAAGATATGCATGACATCATGGATGCAATGAAAAGATTAGAAGATAAGTTAGATAAGATATTAATTGGAGCTAAATAGTGGAATTAAATCAAGCTATGCCCGAACAGGACATGATTATGAATGCATTAAATATGCAACAGAAATATCTTGAAGAAAGAGAACAAGATGATGTCATACAAATGGCAGAAGGTGGCACTGTTCAAACACAGAAACAAGAAGATGTAGGTGCATTTGTTCCACCACCAAAACAAAACTTTACTACATTACCTACTGTACAGAATCCGGGTGCTACATTTGACCCTAATGCTACAATAGGTGATATATCTGCACAGATGGCTACTGCTCCTCAGTTACCTTCAGGTGCTCAAGTACAACCTGTAGGTGTAACTCCCACTGCAGGACAGTTTATACCTACTAACATAGGTGTAACAGGTCAAGTGGCATTACCTGCAGCACAAGCAGGAACTGCAACTACACAACAACAAACTAAAACTCAAGCACAACAATTACAAGCACAGGCAGTAACTCCTCAAGTTCAAGAAGCATTACAAACTATACAGGGTGCTCAAGGTCAGGTATCTCAAGGTGCTCAAGTACAGGCACAACAACAGGTAGGAACTTCTGTAGCTAATTTAACTGCTGCTCAAGGCACTGCTACTAAGATGACCAACCCTGTGCAAAGAGAGATACAGGCAGGTGAATTAGTATCAACAACTGCTAACGCAGAAAAAGCAAAAGCATTTACTGAACAAGTACAGGCAGCGACTGCATCTCCTAGTGACAAAGCAACTGTAGCAGGTCAACTTGCTACATTAACTGCAGACTTTGATGCGACTAACCCACCTGCGTGGGCAGCAGGAGCAATCAGAGGTGTACAGGCAGTCATGCAACAAAGAGGTTTAGGTGCTTCTAGTATTGCAGGACAGGCACTTGTTCAAGCTGCAATGGAATCTGCACTACCTGTAGCACAGGCAGATGCTAGAACTGTTGCTACTTTTGAAACACAAAATTTATCTAACAGACAACAAAGAGCAATGTTGGCTGCTCAACAAAGAGCACAGTTCATAGGACAAGAGTTTGACCAAGGATTTCAGGCTAGAGTTCAGAATGCTGCAAAGATAGCAGATATAGCAAACAGAAACTTTACTGCAGAACAACAGGTAGCTTTAGAAAATTCTCGTGCTGCTCAGACTATGAATTTAAATAATCTATCTAATAGACAAGCATTGACAATGGCAGAAGCATCTGCATTAGCAAGTATGGACAGTGCTAATTTAAATGCAAGACAACAGTCTGCAGTGCAGAATGCACAGTCATTTCTACAAATGGACATGGCTAATCTTTCTAATAGGCAACAAGCAGATATGTTTGGAGCACAACAACAGATACAATCTTTGTTTACAGACCAAGCTGCTCAGAATGCAGCAAGACAGTTTAATGCTACTTCACAGAATCAAGTTGACCAATTCTTTGCATCACTAGGGCAACAAGCTAATCAGTTTAATGCAACACAGATGAATGCACAAGAGCAGTTTAATGCAGGTCAGGCTAATACCATAGAAAGATTTAACGCAGAGATTAATAATCAACGTGACCAATTCAATGCACAGAATCAATTAGTGATTGCACAAGCAAATGCTAATTGGAGAAGACAGTTAGCCACTGCAGATACTGTAGCTATTAATAGAGCTAATGAGCTAAACGCTCAGAATATATTAGGTATAAGTAATCAAGCCTATAATAATCTGTGGCAATATTATGGTGACACTATGGAATGGGCATGGACTTCTGCAGAAAATGAAAGAAGTCGTGTTATTGAACTTGCTAAAGCACAACTACAAGCAGATAGTGCAGCTAATATACAAGAGATGAAGAATGATTATAACTCTTCCTCTGCTTTTGGTGGACTAATTGGTAAATTTGTGACAGGTTCAATGTTTGGTGGTGGAGGATTATTCGGATAATGGAAACAAACCCTTCTTTAAATATATATAATAAAATTAGAAAGATGAAAGTAGAGCCTGTAGAAGAGCCTAAAGGTGGTCTACTTTCTAAAACAATGTCTACAAAGGGTAGAAAGTATAAGCCTAATGTAGATGTAACTATGCGTGTTGCAAGATACGTGCAAGATATTAAGGATTATAATAATGCGTGATGTAGACCAAGTATCATTAAGTAGACCTATTCCGGGTCAGTCACTTACACACGAGCTAAGAGCTAGACCTTGGCAAAACCCACCACAGTTTAATACTGTAGAAGAATCTATGGATTGGTACTTAGAAAGATTTGACAACCCTGAGATAGTGCAAGAATTACTATCTATTATAGAGATGGGTATACCTTTATCCACAATAGCTAACTCTATGCAACTTGGTGCAGTATTACAAGGTGTGCATAATATAGATGTAGGTGTATTAATTATACCTATAATAATAGAGATTATGAAAACACTCGCAGAAAAAACAGATACTAATTATGTCATGGGTGATGAACCTGAAGAATCAGACAGACCATCTGATGCAGTGTTAGAGTCTGCATTAAGTAAAATAAAAGGTATGACTGTTGAGGATATGCCTGAAGAAGAAGAAGATATGGAAGAAGAAACAGATGAAGAGCCTATGGGTCTTATGGCAAGGAGAGCATAATGGGATTTAATTTTGGTGCATTTTTAGGTGGTGCTGCTTCGCAGATAGTAGAGGATATTGATGAACAAGAAAGAGAAGTAAAGCTACGTACTAGAACTATACTTGATAGACAAGTAGCAGAGGCTGCAGAAAATAGAAAGAAGTTTCAAGATGATAAAGAAAAAGTAGAGAAACAAATAACTTCTATAGCACAGTTATTTGGAGAAAATGACCCATTTAGATTTAATAAAGCTAGGTCTATTGTTGCAGGTGGAGATGAGCATTATAATACTATGTACAAAGAACTATCTACACATAAAAGATTAGGTGGGGATATGAGTAAAGCATATGATTACACTGCAGCAAATGAAGAACAAGGCTTTCAAGGTGTAGCAGATGCAGCAAAAGGATTAGCTAAATTAAGAACCATATCTGCACCTAAGTTTTCAGAAAGTGTTAGAAGTGAAGGTGCTAAGTTATTTGGTATAGACCCTAGCAGAGCATATACTCAAGCAAGAGCACAATATGAACAGGCAGGTTTATTACCTAGTACAAAAGAAGAGTTCCAAGAAACTGTGCAAAAGTATGGTACAGGAACTATAAACTTTCAGAACCTAAAGAAAGATGTAAAAGATGTGCAAGGTATGTACGCTAATAATACTCAGGCTATAATAGATTTAGACAAAAACGACCCTAAGTATGCAGAGAAAAGAAAGAAACTAGAGGATGCTCAAAAGATAATAACTAAGCAAGTAGCAAACATGAATAATGTTAGTGCCACTGTATTAGCTACAAAATTAAGAGAAGAAGGTGACGATGATAAAGGTCAAACTTTAACAGAGATGAAGAACCTTTATAAGGATGCTAGAAATAAGTATGAGAAGAGTCTTCAATATAGTAAAACAGATGGTATACTTAATGATGATGGCGAGAGAATCTTTGATGAGGAAGCTAAACAGTATTTCGATAACAAAATGAACGCATGGGATAAAGATTACGTATCAGGACTAGTAGATGGAAAAGGTAATCTAATAGATGATAGTGCAGATAGTCAATCTTTCTTAAAGGCTTTTGACTTACAAAAATATGTAGGAACACCTAAAGAAAAAGAAGATATAGTTGACAAACCACAGGGTAAAAAAGCACAGTTAGATAATATTGTCGAGAGTAGTCCTGAAGTAAATGTAAATGTAGTAAAACAAATAAGAGGTGTGTATCCAACAATGCCAGAAGCTGAATTGTTCAGATTGATATCTATTAAATATCCTAGAAAAGAAACTGAATCTAGTCAGGATTATTTAAGTAGAATAGGTGGTATGATAAAAGAAGTGTATGAAGAAGAAAAGAAAAATAAAATATCTGATGATAATTTGAAGAAGTTCTTTGATACTCAAAAAGATACAATAACTCAACAGAATATAAGCAGGAGTGTTGCAAGAAAAGGTAAAAGCAGAGGGTAAAACTAATGCAAAAAGTACAAGACAATTTATCTTTCCTAGATAAATATGAAGAAGAAGATACAATTACAACTACTCCGATGCAAGAAGATAACTTATCATTCTTAGATAAGTATGAACAAGAAGAAGATATTCAAACTAAACCTGAAGAGGATGATGCTTTATCCTTTTTAGATAAGTACGAAGAAGACGCAAAACCCCCCGAAGAAACTTCCCTCGTTTTAAATCCTGAATATGCAGAAGAAACTAAAGTAGATAGAGTAAAAACTCTAGATGAGTTTTCTAAAGATGAAAACTTTTTAGCTACTCTGCGTTCTTATGGTAAGAAAAGATTTGGTGACTCAGGTCTACAAATGGAAGACGAGAGTAACAAAGATTATGTTAGAAGGTTTATCACACATTACAGACAGTTTAATGCAAATACACTAGACCTAGCCAGTCAGGTTGATTGGGTGCGTAATGCTTCAGATAATGATAAAGCAGAGTTTGGTGCATTGTACAGAGATATACAAAGACTACCTAACTTTTATGAGAAAGGTGGAGATAGAGCACTGAGTGCTTTAACTGATTACGCAGTATCATTTCTTTCTGACCCCCTCACTGTAATAGGATTTGGTTCTGCTAAAGTAGCATCTTTAGGTGCAGCTAAACTAGCTCAAAAAGCCTTATTAGATGTAGGAAAGAAAGGTGCTCTAGAACAATCTAGAAGAATAGGATTTCAAGCAGTTAAAAAACCATTGTTAGTAGAAGCAGGAGTAGAGGGATTACGTGGTGCTTACGATGTACAAGCAGAGTCAGAAATTGAAGAGGCAGCAGAACTAAGAGAAGGAGATGCCACTGCAGGTGAAATAATCGGAGGTGCAGCATTAGGTGCAGGATTTGTAGGTGGTATAGGTTTAGCGTTAACTAAAAGTTTAGGAAAAGAGGGTGTTAAAAGAGCTATAGAAATAGATGCTAAATCTATAAAAAGTGATATAGCAAAAATGGAAAAGGGTGAAGGTGTATTGGCAGGTAAGTTTACTGCTAATGCAGATGATATATCTTTTGACCCAACAGAGGGTAGAAGAATATTAGATTCTATAGACCCTAACTTAGACCTATCAAATCTAGATGCTTTAGATAAAAAAGTAAAGAAAGATATTATACAAAGAGTAGGTAAGTTTGCTACAGAAGTAGTAGAAGACATGATGAAAGACCCCAAGGGCAGGTTTGATGACTTCTTGGCAGAGTATAAAGCAGGTGAAAAAACTGCATCAGAAGCTATAGGAAACATTCTGAATAGATTAGAAGACTTTAAAGAAATTGATGCAGATTTATTAGATGGTGCTATAGCAAGAGCAGGGTTATCTCAAGAACAGTTTGCTAAGATTACATTCACATCATTTAGTGAAGCAGGTAGTATATTAACTGCTGCTAGTCCAATAGGTAAACTACTGAAGGGATATAAAGATGCAGACCCTAAGATAAAAGAATTATACGAGAATACATTTGGCAAAGAGGGTGACTCTTATACAGGTAAGTTTGCTCAAGTGATGCAACGTCTTGATAGGGAAAGAAGAGCACTTATGGTTACGCAGGTATCTACGACAGTGCGTAACGTGGCAACAGGTGTTGTAAGATTAGGATTTGAGTCTGCTTATAACTTAATGGAATCAAGTTTGTACCACGCAGGTAGAGCATTCGACTCTCTCATCAGTGGTAGAGCAGCAGATGACATAGCAAAGGGTAAGTTCACTCAAGGACTGACTGACATAGCAAGAGATGCTTTTGGATTACTGGCTTATACAATAGACAATAATCAAGCAGGTGACATTGCAGAGGCTATGTTAAAATACAATCCACAACTTTTAAAAGTTTTAAATAGAACTACAGGTGAAGTATCAGGAACTGAAACCCTGTCTAAGTTTACAATGGGTTTAAATAAACTTAATATTATGCAGGATACATTTTTTAGAAGAGGTGTTTTTACTGCATCAATAGATAAAAAACTTAGAAGAATGGGATTAAGTTTAGATGAAGTCTATAGAGAGGGAAAGGTGTTACCTACTAAACTAGTGGGTGATGCAGTAGAAGATGCAGTAGCATTTACATTCTCTCGTATGCCTAAAGAAAACTCTAAGAAGTATGTAGGTGATGGC